TGGCATGAGCGGCGCATCGCCGAACACCGCCAGGATCGCCGCGTTGCGCGCCGTCCAGTAGCGATCATGGTAGGCGGTGCGGCCATCGGCCTCAATGAAAAACGTCCCGCCGTCAGCGGTCGCGATTGTCTGAATCGCTGGCAGCGCGGGCTGGAGCGGCCAGACTTGCGCCGGGATGCGCGTCGGACTGTTCACGCCGGTGATGCGGTCGGCGGCCGGCCAGCCGCTGGTGTTGAGCACATCCTGAATCACGTTGACCGGATTGTTGTCTAAGCTCTCGGTCATGGTAAACGTGGTGTAGCTGAGTGTTTTCATGAGATCGACCGCCGTCACACGCACTAGATTCAGTCCCAGCGCGCCGGGGAGCGGATCGAGCGGTACCCAGCTCTCCACGTAACCGGTGAACAGGTCGTAGGTGATCGCGTTGTAGGTCGCCTGCACATTGATCCGCCGGGTCGGGATGACATGCGGGTAAATCGGACTCGCCGCGTTATCGGGATCGAAACGCCGGTCGCGATTGTCGAGGACGAACGTGCAGACGCCGGCCTGCATTTTGTCCAGCTCAAACTGCCGGCCGCGCGTGATGCTGATCGGCTGTCCGCCGGGGTTGTTTTCGAGCCAGACGTAGGCGCTGATGTTATACCAGACCAGCGCGACAATTGACTGAAATGGCGGGTCGGCGAGATCGATTCTGACGGTGATGACGGGTCGGCTCATGGTGTAATCCCCGTGCCGCCGTTGCGCTGGCCCAGCTGGAGCAGCGCGGCCTGGATCGCCGCCGCGTTCTCGGCCGCATTGCCGCCGCCGGGAATGTAGATGTTGACCCCGCCGTTGATCGTCAGCGCGTTGCGCTCCAGCCGGCCCTCGGTCACCCCGCCGCCCGGGCCGCCAGCCGCGCCGCTCAGCTGCGCCAGATAGGCCGCGAACTGGCCTTGCGCGGCGGCCGGGTCAACACCGAACTCCTTGGCGATCAGCTGGTGGCGCTTGTCGGCCTCGGCGGCGGTGATCGCGCTCATTTTGAGCTGGGTATCCGTGTAGGCTAATAACTGCTTACCGAGCGCGGTATCGAGCGAAGATAGCTGCTTGTCGTAGCTCGCCTGGGCCACCGACTCGGCGCGGGCGTAGCTGGCGTCTTCGTTTGAAATCTGCTTGCCTCGCGCCAGCGTCGCCGCCTTTTCCTGCTTGTCGAACGCCGTCTGGGCCTTCTGTTCGCCCGTATCGAACGCGGTCTGGGCCTCGCTCAGCTGCTGCGCGAGCGCTGCCTGGCGCTTTTGGTGCTCAGTCGCGAGATGCTGCGCCTGCTTGGCCTCACTCGTGTTGTAGCCGTCGATCTCGGCATTCAGGCTCTTTTGCAGCGACGCCAGATCGGCCTGGTAGCGCGTCGCGTCGGCGGCTGCCTGTTTCGCGTGCGTGTCTTGCAATTTGGCAAGCTGGGTCGCGCTGGCGGCGTCCTGCGTGGCCAGCTGGCGATCATAGCTGGTCTTGGCCTTCGCCTCCGAGTCGGCATACGCCTTATCCTGCGCGGCCTGCTCTTTCGCGAGCTGATCTTGTTGTTTCGCCAGCTGGGTCGCCGCCTGCTGCTCTTGACGCGCCTCGGCCTGGGCCGCCTGGTCAAGCTGTTTCGCCAGTGCCTTCTCGGCCTTGGCTGCCTGCCGCTCGTAGCTGGTCTCGGCCTTGGCCTCCTGCTTGGCGTAGCGGTCGTCCTCGGCGTCGATCTGCTTCGCTATCGCAGCTTTCTGTTTGTCGTCGAGCGCGGCGTTCAGCTGGGTCTGGAGGTCGCCGAGCCGGTCGCCATGGTCGCTGGCGCGGGTCGCTTTGTCCTCGTTGAACTGTTCCTCGTTGGTCTGCTGCGTGTCACTCGCACTCGATTGCAGATCGGCAATGCGGTTCGCATACTGCTGCTGGCGATCGGCGAGTGCGGCCGCCGCCTGCGTTTGCAGATCCGCGCCGCGCTGCACGATGGTTGTCACACGATCTTGATAGGACTGCTCGGCGCTCGCTTGTCGGTCGTGCTCGCGGGTCTGCGTGTCAGATAGCTGCTGCGCGGCCTGCTGGGCCAGATCGATCCGCTTGGTCTGGTAGTCCTGTTCGCGCGCCGCGTCGGTCACAAGCTGCGCGGCCTGGCGATCGCTCGCGCGCTGGCGAATATCGGCGACCTGGCCCGCCTGCTGTTCCGCCGCCGCCGTCTGGCGATCATGCTCGGTGGCCGCCGCGTCGGTCTCTTGGCGGAGTGCGGTCGTGATCAGGCTGCGCTGGCGTTCCTGATAGGACGCCTGACGATCCGCGTCGCTATCGCGGTAGTTCTGCTGCGCGGTCGCGCGCGCGTCGAGAAAGGACTGCTCGATCGATTGCAGTCTTGATTGATGATCGCCGGCGCGCTGCGTCTCGGCACTGGCGAATGATGCCTGACTGTCGGCCAGCTTCTCATAGGCCGCCTGGCCGGTCTGGCCGGTCTTATCCAGCGCATCCTGATACTTTTTGAGCTGCTCAGCATTCGCCTGGGTCGAGAGCGCTAAGGCCTGCTGCTCTTGGATCGCGCTGCCCCACGACCCGCCGCCGCCGTTGGCCTTTGCCATGGCTGCCGCCGCCGCGTCGGCACTCGGCAGCAAATAGCCGTAGGACTGCGCCAGCGCGGTGACTTGGTTATTCAGGTCGAGCAGGTAGCCGCCGGTCGCGAACTTCGTGATCGCGCCTGACCCGAGCACGTCGCCAACCTCGCCGCCCAGACCGGGGATCTTGATCGCCTGAATCTCGTGATACGCATTCACGATCGGCATGATCGTGTCGTAAACTTGCTTCCCAACGCCGTACCACTGCTGGGCCTGTGTGATAATCTGCGGCAGCTCGTCTTTGACGATGATGCCCAAGTCCTCGCTGATCGCCTTGATATTCGCCTGTGCCTCGGGAGAGTTCAGCGTATCGACAAACTGCTGCAGATACGGCTGTACGGCCTGGATCGCGCCCGAGAACAGCTCGCGGCTGCCGATCGTCTCCAGATCCTGGAGGCTGTTCAGCAGCCCGCTGACCGTACCAGCCTGGCGCTGCGCCGCGCCGCCGAAGTCGTTTTCGAGCGAATATGCAATCGCCTTGATCGCCTGATCGCCGGGAATCAGCCCCTGCTCGCGCAGTTTGACAATTTCTTCGGTCGATTTGCCGAAGGCCTTCGCCAGCACCGCATCGACCTGCACGCCGGCCAGCGTCAGCTCGCGCACCTCGCGGCCCGAGAGCTGCCCGCTTACCTGCACCTTGCCGAGTGCCGCCGTGATGCGGTTGAGCACCTCTTCGGATTGCCCCGAGCCGGCGGTGAAGTCCACCAGGTCTTGTGTTAAGCGTTTGGCGGTGATCGCGGTCTTGTCGGCGCTTTCGGACACGAAGCCGAATGCCTCCGCCGTGCGGAATGCCGAGGCGATACCCGCCTCGTTGAATGGCGAATTAACCGCGAGCTGCTCGTTCCACTTGAGAAGCTCTTGCGCTTTGGGGCTGGCCTGATCGAGCGCATCGGCCATGCTCAGCGTGGCGTCTTTGTTGCGCTCCTCGCGCGCGACCAGCGTTTCGAGCGACAGGCCGAGTCGCTCATTCTCGGCGTAGGCCGTGACTGCGGACTGCACAAAGCCTTCGATGGCCCGCCCGGCCTGCACCACCGCCTGAAAGGTGAGAAACTTGCCGAAGAAGTCCTCGACCTTGCCGCCTGACCCGCCGCCCGCGCCACCCGATCCAAGTCCGTCGATCTTCGTCTCGATGCCGGCGAGCTGCTCAGCGGTGCGCGCACTGAACTGCGCCAGCGTCTGATCGGCTGACGAGGTGTCCGCGCCTACGGAAACGACCAAGCTTTCGGCGTCGATCGACATGTGATAGAATCCTTAAACGACCTGCACGAAAGGAAGGACGATGACTCCTGAAGAAGCACGCCAACGCGAATACCAAGAACGCATGACCGATCTACAGCAGTCATATGATATCTTGCGTATCGCGGCAACATCAGCATCGGAATGCATCGCGCTTGAGGCAACACTCAGACGAGCGGGCGACCGAATTACGCGAAATATGCTTGAAGCCGAACGCGCCGCAAATGAACACATCCATATTTGGGCCAAGCCAATGAGTCGCGTTGCTGTGTTTTGTGTCCTATGCGGCGTCGAGCGCCCTACCGACGGCGGTGATTTTACGTAGTCTGCTCCTGTTTCGCGGCGTCCTCGGCGTTCTTGCGGCGAATCTCGCGGCCCTCATCCTCGGCGATCAGCCGCGTCTGGAGCCGTTGCAGCCATTCCGGGTGCTGTTCCCACTCCCACGGCCCCACGCCGGGATAGGCGCTGCGGATCTGCGGCGCTAGATATTCGTCCCACCAGTAGAGCCGCCCAAAGCGCCCGCTGCTGCCGAGCCATTGGCGGATATTGCGCCGCGCCAGCTGACCCCCAAAAAATCATCCAGCACCCCCGTATCGACCGCACGCACGAAGGTGCGATCCAGTTGAAGCAGGATGGCTGCCCATGCGGCCCGGTAGGCGGTTTCGCGCTCCTCCCATGACGCCGGCTCTGCATCTATCGCATACCAGCTTGGATCGTCCTTGGGAAGCGGCTGCCAGGGCTGCCCGGCTTTCAGCAGATCCCACCCCAGCAGCACACGACTCATGCGCTCGCGGATGGGCATGCTGTAGATATTTTCTGTCATCTCGATCGTGAACGCCGCGCGGTCGTAAGTCACATGCAGGTCTTGTCCCTCCCAGACGACCGTAATATCCATCGGTTTGGGCGTGCGGAGTGATTCAAATGAGATCATGAACGTCTCCTACAGCGCGGTAAGGGTATTTTGGAGAGTCAACGAGCAAGCGCGCCCCCATGTAGGATCATGCACCCACTCGCCGGTGTATGTGTTGCCCAAGAGCGTCCCATCGACATCCTTGAAATCGCTGATCTTGGTCAGCTGCACCGCCGTGTCGATGTTCAGGCTGTAGAACAGCGTGCCCTCGATCAGCGGCCCGGTCGCCGTGACTCTGATAAACACGACCGTGTTATTGCGGATGTTCGCCAGATTGGCCATGCCGATATCGTCGGCCGCCAGGCCGAGCGTAATTTCGCCCTTGGGATCGGCTTCCACGGTGCCACCGAAGCCCGCCCCAAAGGTGCTGTTCATCGGGAAGAACGGGTTGTCGCGCCCGCTCAGCTTCCAGGTGTACTGAAAGTCGCGCGTCAAGAGCGCCGCGCCCGCCAGTCCCGCCTGGGTGGTCGCGAGCTTCATATCGATCGTGGTCGGCGAGATCGGAATCAGCGGCAGCTGCGTGGTCAGCGGCGAAAGCCGGGTCACCAGCGACGTACCGCCGGTCAGCGTGTCAGTGGTCGAGACCGCCGGCAGCGTCGGGCTGGGGATGTTCGCTAAGGCACCGGTGAACAAGATCCGCATCGGTGTCGCGGTCAGTAAGCCACCAGTGATCAGGACGTTGCCCGATCCGACCGATGCCAGTCCCGCGACCGCCGTTTGGATTGTCGCGGCGCTGGCATTGTAGGCCAGTGCGCTGGTGGTGTTCGCGCCGACGGTGATCGTAAATGTGCCGGCGGTCACGGTGCCGACGTAGCTGAGCCAGCGCACCTTATCATCGTAGCCGGCCTGCGCCAGCATCGTGCCGGCGATCTTGACCACATCTTTCTTATTGAAAATCAGGCCGAACTCAGTAAACAGGCAGTTACGCATATGGAACGACCGGATCGCGTTCGATCCGACCTCCATGCTAAACGTGCGCTGACTGTCAGGCGCAGCCGAGAGCATGTTGTATGTCCAGAGGCGCGACAAGGTGCCGCCGCCGGGCGTGGTGATCACCGGGTCGGTTAGGATCGACGCCAGCGGGTAGACCATCTCGTTATAGGTGCCGATGCCGTCCACCTTGATATCGGTCTGCTCTTTGATCAACACGCCGACGGTCGGAAACTTGTAGCCCTTCGGCTCAAACGTTTTGACCGTCGGATTCGGCGTGACGGTCACACTGTAACCGGCGATCGTCTTGGTCGCCTGCACCGCAGTGCCAGGGGTGGCCAGCGCTTCGACGCCGATCTGTGATAATTCAAAGACCATCGCTCTTTCAGCCATAACGGTATCCTCCTATGATTGCACGTTGATTTCGTAGATACCGCCAAGCTGGCGATACTGTACGCCGTTGGTTGTCTCGGTCAGCCGAAATTCGCGCTGCCTGACACAGCTGACGATCCGCCCGCCGCCGCTCACGCTATCGGCCTTGGTTGCCTGTAAGAGCGCGTCGATCCGATTGGCCATGGCAATCTGTGCGTCACTGTAATACTGGCCTTGGATATTCGCCTTGACCAGATAGCTCGTGTTCGCCATGACCCTGATCGGCCCGGTTGCCACGACATCAAGCGTTGTTTGATTTTGCGTAATAATGTACGGAAACGGCGTTCCCTGCGGCGCGACATCCGGCCATACCCGCGCCTGCGGCTGCACGCTCAGCGCCGCGCCTGGCCCGGTCAGCCCCACGCCGCTACCGCTCAGCAGGAGCGCGGTGTTGGTGAGACTACCAATGAAAACAATTGTCCATCCGGCTACCTTGCGATTGAACACCAGCGTTTGCTTGCTGCCGACTGTCGATAGCGCCTCTAATGCCGCCTGCACACTGCCGACGCCGATCACCGGCGCATTAAAGGCAATCGGCGCAGTGGTCTGGCTGTTGAATGTCAGCGTAAAGGTGCCCCCGGTCGCGACGATGCCGATCTGCGCGCATGGCGCAAGGCCCGCCAGCGTCGGATCGGTGCCGAGCAGGCCAGCCAGCCAGGTGTCAACGATCGGCGTCTCGACGGCCATGCTATACTTGCCTTACAGTGAAAGGATGAATCGACATGCAACAAATGATTCGCCCGCGTCCGGGTGCCCCGCTGACCGTCCCCAATCCCGCCGTAAAAGCCG